AATGTCAGATTTGACATGGGTAAAAAATTTGCAAGAGCATATTATCGTGATGAAATGAAAGCAAAGGGATTAAACCCAGATTTCAATTTGTCTATTGATAATGACTACTCAAAAAGAAATCCAAAATATTATAATGATGAAAGCGCATGTAATAAGTTCTTGGGTTTTAGTACATCTTCAAATGATGATAAATCTATAATTAAACCTGTTGCAAAGTGGGAAAATGATTTCAAACTTTGGACAATCGGTTCTAGTTATTGTCATTCAAGACAATTCACAGTTGATGAAAATACTATGAATTTCTTTAAGATGTATATTGCCAGTGCTGACAATGTAATTAAAGAACATCAACAAATGTATAGTTATGTTGAGGGCAAGATGAAAACTTTAAGATTAGGTTTAAAATCTTATAGAACATTTGACCAGGCAAAAGCATTAGCTGATAAAGTTGGAGTTGTTTTAAATGAAACAATGATGAATGAAAGTTCTAGTTTAGCTTTATCAATTTATAGCCCAGATAATCTGGCTAGTCTTTTAGAAGATAAAGAGGTCTTAACTAGAGATCAAAAGATTGCTATTGCAAGACAACAAATTGCACAACAAAGTTTAAATTAACTATTGACAGGGCTATCCTATTAATATAGGATAGTCCTATAACAGAAAGGCATAAATGACTAAAACTTTTTATATAACTTATTGGGCTAACAAGCACAAAAAGCACATAACAAGACAAGGCAAACATGACGAGAAAAGCAGATATGGAGTTGCAAAAAATGGGACTGCATATTATGTTTATTATGATTTAGATAGTCATGGATATAGGACTGCAAGTGGCACTTGGAAAGTGAGGCACTAATGTTGTTAGATTTATTATTAATAGTTGGTGGTTCTTTACTTTGCTACATAATTTTATGGAGTAGAGTATGAGCGATTATATTTGGTGCCATGGTCCGAACTGTCATAAACGAGATACGACGACCAGGGTGAGAGGTGTCAAAGGCTCTAAAGTTTTAAGAACAGTTAAGATCAATGTTAGTGGCATGTATCCACAGGGAATGTGGAAATACTTTTGCGACCAGACTTGTTTAATGAATTTTATTTCTAAACATTACCAAGAGTTTATCCGGTTACACCCAAGAACCGAGTGCCTTGAAACACCGGTTGATATAACAAAAGAAACTCATGAGAGTCCATATTGGGGTAAACAAACTAGAACAGTTATTACACCTATTGACGAAAGTAGAAATATAGGATAATTTGGGAACATAACGAAAGGGATAAAATGGAAAAAATAAAAGTAAACACAGACGCAGCGGAGTTTAAAGTTATTGAAAACTCAAAGGACGAGCCTAGCCTTGAACAGGCTCAAAAGTTTGTAGGTGGTTATGTTGAGGGTATCACTTTCCCTAATGGTGATTACCTTATAATCAATGAGGAGGGCAAGTTACAAAACTTGCCATTAAATCCTGAGGCAACTCTTTTATGGAGAATGCACTTTACAAAAGATAAGTACATGACAGGTTACGACGACTTTGTTGTTGGTCCTGCTATCCTTATAAAAAAAGACGCCCTAAAACATTGGGCTAGTTAAACACTCTTTGTGTAGGCCCTAACGGGCCTACACATACACAATATATATCTAATAGAGGTACCACACCCACACACAAATAATCTTGGAACACTAAAAGCAATCCCCCTTACAAAAAAAGGGGTCCCACTACTCTAGGTTGTATTGCTTGTTTTAGACAGATAAGGGTGTTATAATACTTTTTCACTGTTAAAAAGGTGCAAAAAATTTTATAAAAAATTTTTTATGTTAAAAAAAGATATAGATAAACTGCCGTCTGATGCTAGGTCTGAGTACAGACGACTACAGGTTATGCATGCAGAAAAAAAGATACAGCGAAAAGCAAAAAATAATTTTATGGATTTTGTTAAAGCTGTTTGGCCTGAGTTTATAGAAGGTGCACATCACAGAATTATTGCACAAAAATTTAATGACTTAGCAAAAAAGAAAATTAATAGATTAATTGTTAACATGCCGCCACGACATACCAAATCTGAGTTTGCAAGTTATCTTTTGCCAGCGTGGATGGTAGGTAAAAACCCAAAATTAAAAATTATTCAAGCAACTCACACCGGAGAACTTGCAATTAGGTTTGGACGTAAAGCAAAAAACTTAATTGATAGTGAAAATTATTCTAAAATTTTTGAAACTAGGCTACAAGAAGACAGTCAAGCTGCTG